TAAGTTTCAAACAGTACTATATAAGAAAAGTGATGCAGATTATGAAGGTGTAGTGTCTATAGAAAATAAGATTAAAGATAAAGATTTAGTTGAATCTAGCTTGATTTATTGGGTAACTGGAGCTATAGCTGGATGTGACATAAATAAATCTAATACTAATAAAACGTATGATGGTGAGTTTGATGTTGATGTTAATTATACACAAATACAACTTGAGGAAGCACTAAAGAGTGGTAAGTTTATATTTCATAAGGTTGGAGATGAAGTCCATGTGTTAGAGGATATAAATACTTTTGTATCATTTACAGATGAAAAGAATGATGATTTTTCAAGCAATCAATCTATTAGAGTATTAGACCAAATTGCCAATGATATTGCAACTTTATTTAATGAAAAGTACTTGGGTGAAGTACCAAATGATAAATCTGGTCGTATCTCGTTTTGGAATGATGTAGTTAAGCATCATGAACAACTACAAAATATGAGAGCAATAGAAGATTTCAAAGCTGATGATGTTTCTGTAGAACCTGGAAGCGACAAGAAGACTGTTGTAGTAAGTGATGCTGTTAAGGTTATTAGTGCTATGAGTAAGCTTTATATGACTGTTTCAGTTAGTTAAGAGAGGAGTGTGATAATAGATGTCTAAAAATATTACTATGAATGTTAGAGATGCAATAAGCGGTTCTAAAGCTGAATGTTTTGTAACAATAAAAGGTAAAAGATATAATTTTATGCAAGCTATTAATTTAGAAGCTAAAATGGAAAAAAATAAAAGTGAGATGCCGATTTTAGGTAGCATTACAAAAGGAAATAAAAGTACAGGAAGTAAATTTTCAGGGAGTGCAACATTTTATTATAATACTTCTATTTTTAGAGAGTTGTTATATGAATATAAAGAAACAGGTGAAGATATTTACTTTGATATGCAAATTACCAATGAAGACCCTACATCAAGTGTCGGAAGACAAACTATAATACTTGAAGATTGTAACCTGGATAGTGGAATAATTGCTAAGTTTGATGCTGATGGAGAATATTTGGATGAGGATGTAGATTTTACTTTTGAGAATTGGAAAATAGTTGAGAAGTTTAATATAGCAAATGGTATGGAATAAGATACACATTTATAATTTATAGATGTGTATTTTTTATTTACAAAATTAGGAGATGATTAAAATTAAAGATAAATATGAGATAAAAGATTCAATTTCTTTTGATTATAGTAAAAAAAGACCTATAGAAGAATGTGTTAGTGAAATATATAAAAAAGCAGGGAAATATCTTATAGATATTGCTGATAAACTGGCACTTGATACAATTGAAGGTTCATCATTAAAACCAATTACAATAAAAATCAAACTAGATGAGGATGGCATTGCAACAATAGAAAAAGAAACAAAATATTTAATCATGGAGGTAGAATAATATGGGAGATTTAAACGCTTTTTTAAGTCAAAATGCAATAAAAGTAGAGAATAGAAAGTATGTGGCAAGTGAAAGGTTTATAGGAGAAGATGGAAAAGCAATCGAATGGGAACTTAAAGCAATAGATTCAGATAGAGATAGACAATTAAGAAAAGATTCAACTATAAGAGTACCTGTACTAAATAAAAAAGGGAAAGCAACAGGGCAATACACTAGTGAAACAGATTTTAATACTTATACTTTGAAACTGTGTGTAGAAACTGTAGTATTTCCAGATTTACATGATGCAGAACTTCAAAATAGCTATGGTGTAATGGGAGCAGAGGAACTATTAACAACAATGTTAACTCCTGGTGAATACACAGACCTTTCAAGTGAGGTAGGAGAAGTGAATGGTTTTGATAGGACTTTTGAAGATAAAGTAGAAGAAGCAAAAAACTAATTGAAGGAGGCGATTATGATGCTAGTGTAGCTCATTATTGCCTTCATAAATTCAAATGGAAACCACATGAATATACAGATTTACCAGACTACGAGAGGGCTTTTGTTGCTGCTTCTATAGATATTAAAGTAGAAGAAGAAATAAAAGAAGAAAAAAAGACTGCTAAAGAAGCTAGAAGAAGTAGAAGGAGATAAAATATAGGTAAAATATGTAAGAATTATATGTTATAATATTTTTAGCAAGAAGATGTAATCTACAATTTATAGAGTGGAGTTCATACAAAAGATTATCCTCCCAACGTATAGAAGGGAGGTGAGTATGTATGGATAATTTTTTACAAGGTGTACTAGCAAGTTTAGTTGCCAGTTTAATAGTTTACTTAACTAGTAAGTTATTTAAAAAAGTAAAAAGCCACTCAAACACGACTAAGAGTGACTTTGATTTTAAACTTACAATCAAGTTTAAAAGAAATAAACATTAATTTTTAGAACTTCACTCTAGTTTCAAATAGATTGTAGTTCTTCTTGCTTTTATTATACCACAAATTAGAAAAAATATTGCCTATAATATTTTTATAGTCAATAAAAAGATGAAATTTTTATAACAAATAATAAAAACTTTATTATAAAACTATTAATTTGCAAGGTATCTATAAATGAGTAGATATTTTTTTACTTATATAAAATATTTGAAATGATAGCATATTCCTGTTTTGGGAACGTGGTTAAAACTCAAACTATATTACTAGTATTATATTAAATATTTAGCATCAAAATTAAATAAAGAAAAGAAAGCACTTACTTTTTGGTAGGTGCTTTTGTTTTGCTCAAAATGGTCGGTTGGGTAAAAAAAATAGAAAAAATTGGAATAAGTTATTGACTTTTTGGAACACAAATAATACAATTATATTATGGAACACAAAAAGTGAGGTGAAACAATGAGTTCTAAAATGGGAAGACCAAAAGTTGATAATCCTAAAAATATTGATGTCAAAGTAAGATTTGATGAAAATACTCATAAAAAATTATTAGATTATTGTGAGAAAGAAAATCTTACTAGAACAGAAGCAATAAGAAAAGGAGTAGACTTACTTTTGGAGGAAGATAAATAAAAAAGTAGCCCAACCGCCGACCAAAGCAAAATGGACTACTTAACCTAGAGTTATCTCTATATGAAATATTCTATCATGTAAAGATAACTCTTTCAAGATAATAAATCGAAAGGGTGATTTTTGTATGAATAATGAACTGATGAATTTTGAAAATAATGAATTAGGAATAAAAATAAAAACTATTAAATATGAAGATGGAAGTATAGGAATTAATGCAGAGGATACAGCTATAGGGTTTGGATGGTGTCAGACACAGAATAAAAATGGTAAGCAATATGTATCAATTAGATGGGAAACTATTAATAAATACTGTAAAGAATTTGGTTTCCTCAACTTGTTGGGGAAAGATGATTATATACCTGAATCATTATTTTATCTTTTAGGTATGAAAGCTAAAAATGAAATAGCAGTAAAATTTCAAACATGGTTAGCAGTAGATGTACTACCATCAATAAGACAAACTGGTGCATACATAACTAACAATGCTAATCCCAAAAAACTAAGAGAAAAAGCAAGTGAGATTGAAAAGTTACAATTAGCCTATAACAGCACATCTATGTTAAAAGAATTGCTAGATGGAGCAGGCTTTGACAATAAATCAAAACTATTAACAGCAAAGACATTATATAAAAAGGCAGGCATTGATTTACCAATCGAGATAGATGAAGAAGAACATTATTTTGACACAAAACAAATAGCATCTAAACTGAAAATATATTCTAAGAGTAATAAACCAGCACAACTTGCTGTTTGTGAAATTATTAAAAAGATTGATTTAGAAGAAAATGAAGTAAAAGGAGTTTGGGAGACTAATGGAAGTTGGACTGGTACTGTAAATAAGTATACAAAGAGTGTAATAGATAAAATAAGAAATTGGATAGAGGAAAATAATAGACCTACTAAGATTGCAGGTGAGAAGAAGAATTATCATGTGGTTTATAAAATTGAGTAAATTTATCAGTTGTATTAAATAATATATTTTAGTTTATTTTAGTTTTGAGGGGGATTAATACAATGTATGAGAATTTACTTAAGGAGTACAATTTAAAAACTGATGAAGATGTAGAGTATTTTGTGAAGTTTGCTAATGCGTTATATGAACTAAAACAGAATAGTGAAGAAAAATTTCAAGAATATGCAGAGATACTAAGAGGTATTCTTAGAGAACAAGAAGAGAGAAAAAATAAGTAAAATAATATAGATAAAGCACTTGAATATTATGATGTTTCAAGTGCTTTGTTTGTTAAAAAGTGGTATAATGGAAGTAGGGATTTATATTAACTAAGTGGTATGTAAAGGCTGGAATTAATGCGACTACAGTAGAAGAAAAGAAAATTTTATATTAACTATGTGGTATGTAAAGGCATTTCGGCATATGACAACTGCTATGAATATAGTACATTTTATATTAACTATGTGGTATGTAAATGTTCATTTGTATTTCTTCCAATTTTCTGTTCTATCCTAGTTTTATATTAACTATGTGGTATGTAAATAATATAACAAAGTGGATGTTCTCTAAAAATAAAGAGGGTTTTAGATTAACTATGTGGTATGTAAAGGTTTGAGAACGCTGTATAAAGCTTGTAGCTAGTTCTTGTTTTATATTAACTAAGTGGTATGTAAAGGTTGCATCATTAAATATTTTCCCTACAAACTCTTTTCATTTTATATTAACTATGTGGTATGTAAATAGTACATACAAAGAGTCTATAAAATTATCTATAAAGGGTTTTATATTAACTATGTGGACTTAAAATTAAAAATAATTCAAAAACACTTACAAATGAGTAAGTGTTTTTTAATGAAAGGAGGTGATAATAATGTAAAAATTTTACTAATATAGTATAATATTGTTAAAGAATATAATTTAGGGGGATATTATATTATGAAGAAAAAAGTATGTTTTTTATTTTCTATTCTTATAGTTATCTGTTTAGCTATTGTAGGATGTTCTAATTCAGAAAGTCCAGAGGAGAGTAGTAAAAATAATGAACCAAAAAAAGAAGAAAAAAAGGATAAAGAAGTAGTCATAGGAGAGAAAATTATTTCAGATAAAATGGAAATCACTATTAATAATATTGAATTCTCTTATGATGTTTTACCAAAGGTTAAGGAAAGTTTATATACACATTATCCTGCTGAGTCAGGCAAAGTATATATTGATATTGCTGCTGATATAAAAAATACTCAAAAACAAGAGTTAAATTGTTCAGATTTACTAACTATTGAAGCAAATTATAATGATGGGTATAAATATTCATCACAAACAATAGTAGAAGATGAAACCACAGGTTTTACTTATGATAATATTTCTAGTATTGACCCTTTAGAAACAAAGGGAGTTAGATTTATAATCGATTGCCCTGATGAAGTAAAAACAAGTGATAAGCCAGTAATATTAAGTTTTACATTTGGTGGGAATAAGTATGTTTATAAAATGAAGTAATTTATACAAAAATGAATATATTATAATACCAAGGAGATATTTTATGGATGATATAGTAGAATATATATTTTGTAGCGAGTGTGGAGCAAAGTGTTTAAAAGGAAGCAAGTTTTGCAGTGAATGTGGAACGGAAATAGCTGATATAAAAATGTTAAATGAAAGCATTATTAAAGAAAAGGAATATGATTTGAAGGGTACTGATTTACAACATGTAATGCAAGAAACAAGTTTTATAAAAGCCTCTTCTATTAGAAGATTGAAGGAATTAACTGGAATAAATTTAGAAGACTGCAGAAAAATATTAGAAGAACCATATCGAAAATATTATGCTGAAAATTCTGACATACTTGAAGAAAAAAGAAAAAAAGAAGATGATATATCCAAAATTAGAAAAGCCAAAGAGGAAAAGAAAGAAAAAGAAAAAATAGCTTGTTGCCCTGCATGTGGCTCAACTTCTTTGACAGCACATAAAAAAGGTTTTGGTATAGGAAAAGCAGTAATAGGAGCAAGTCTAACTGGTGGTATAGGTTTAGTTGCAGGAAATTTAGGAGCTAAAAAAATTAGAGTAACATGTTTAAATTGTGGTAAACAGTTTTGGGCAGGTAAAAAATAAATATTAGAAATAAAAGCACTTACTTATTAAGTAGGTGCTTTTTATATAACAAGAATTAAGAAAGGAGGTTGAAAATATGGCTACTATACAAACTTCAATAAAGATTTTCGACGGAATGACACCCGCGTTTCGTAATATGACTACATCTATTAATACAACAATTAACAGCTTGGAGAGATTGCAACAAAGATTACACAATCCCTTGAATACAGGTGGTATACAGGCATCTCAACAAAGTTTAAACAATATTGAAAGTATTCTCACAAGGATAGAACAAAAAATAGGTAAGACTGATGAACAACAAAAAAAATTTAATGAAGATATTAATAAAGGAGCAAGTTCTACAGATAAACTGTTGGGCAATATCAAAAAGGTTGCAGGAGTTTACATAGGACTGAAAAATATTGGAAGTTTAATTAACTTAAGCGACCAAATGACAAGTACTAATGCTCGTTTAAACATGATAAACGATGGACAACAATCAGATAGTGGTTTAAATAAGATGATTTTTCAGTCAGCTGAAAGAGCTAGAGCATCTTATTTAGATACTGCTAAAATAGTAACTCGTGTTGGAATGAACGCAGGTAAAGCGTTTAGCAGCACAAAAGAAATAGTAGCATTTGCTGAACAACTTAACAAGAAATTTGTAATCGCAGGAGCAACAACAGAAGAAACCAATTCAGCACTTTTGCAACTTACGCAAGGATTGGGTTCTGGCGTATTAAGAGGTGAGGAACTGAATGCTGTGTTTGAGTCAGCACCTAACATAATACAAAGTATCGCTGATTACCTCGACGTGGACATAGGAAAGATTCGAAGCATGGCAAGTGAAGGAATGTTAACAGCAGATATTGTAAAAAACTCATTACTTGCAGCAGCAGAGCAGACCAATGCAGAATTCGAAAAAATGCCTTATACATTTGGACAGATTTGGACATCAATAAAAAATAATGCAATTATGATATTTGGTGTTATACAGAAAAAGATAGAGCAATCTATGTCTAGTAAGGGATTTCGAACCTTTATAGATAATCTGATAGATACTTTATATATTTTAGGAGCCGTTGGATTTGATATTTTTAATGGGTTTATTACTCTATTAAGTAGTCCGGTTTTCCAAGGATTCGCCAATATGATGCTTGTTTCGATAGGAATAGTTGTTCAAGGATTTGGATGGCTATTGACAACTATAGGAAGTGTCATTAATTTCATTGCACAAGGATGGAGCATAATACAGCCTTTATTAATTACTAGTATTGTGTTATGGGGACTATACAAAGCTGCTATTTTAGCAGGTGCGATAGTCACAGCTGTTCAAGTAGGTTGGACGGCTTTACAAGCGTTTTGGACGAATCTATTAAATGGTTCATTACTTACAAATATAATGATGAGTATTGCAGCTGCAATAGCAACAGATGCTTTGAGTGGTTCAATGATACTTTTAATCACAACAATAGTAATGGTTGTAGCTGTAATAGCTTTAGTCATAGCAGCGGTTTTTATAGGAATAGCTATATTCAACCATTTTGCGGGGACGAGTATAAGTGCTATTGGTGCAGTAGCAGGAGCAATAACAGTTGCAGCTGCTTTTATAGGAAACTTATTCATTGCAACAGGGAATTTAATTATAGATATTGTAGCTTTAATATATAATACTTTAGCAGGTTTTGCAGAGTTCTTTGCTAATTTTTTAGATGACCCAATTGGCTCTGTTATAAGAGCAGTATCTGGAATGGCTAATGCTGTATTAGGTATTATAAGAAGTATCGCAAGTGCATTTGATACAGTTTTTGGCTCAAATTTGGCAGATGCAGTAAGTGGATGGCAAGATACATTACAAGGTTGGACTGACAAAGTAGCAGGAGAAGCTAAGATAAAAGTTGAACGAATGGACCCTAATAAACTGCATTTTGACAGATTTAATTATGGAAAAGCTTGGGATGCAGGATATAAATGGGGAGATAAACTAGAAACTAATATAAAAGATAAATTCGATATTAGCAAAATAGCAGAAAAGGCAAAAAAAGATTTAGGATTAGACGACATTTGGGACAAAAAATATGGTCTTGGAGATTCAATAGGTTCAGCGGGACTAAACTCTCCACTGAACGATGCAGCAAAAGGAGCAAAAGATACGGCAGGAAACACTGCAAAGATGGCTAAAACAATGGATAAAAGCCAAGAAGATTTAAAATACTTAAGAGATATTGCAGAGCAAGAAACAATAAACCGATTTACAGGAGTCAACATTAAAATTGATATGAACAATACAAACAACATAAATAGCGAGGCAGATGTTGATGGAATAGTTAATGTACTAACAGAAAAATTAAATGATGCAATGGTTGTATCAGCAGAAGGAGTGGTTTAGAAAGGAGGTGTAATCATGGCTTATGACTTTTATTTAGATGGAGTACAATTACCAATCGCACCACCTAAGCTTGAAGTCAAAGTGACAAATAAAAATAAGACAGTTGATTTAATAAATGTTGGAGAAGTAAATATACTAAAAAAAGAGGGATTATCTGAAATAAGTTTTGAAGCAGAATTTACACATAATAAACTACCATTTTATCGAGGGACTTTTAAAGATGTTCAATTCTTTTTAAGTAAACTAGAATTACTAAAGACAGATTGTAAGCCATTCCAATTTATTGTATCGAGGGAATTAGGTAATAAAGTCTTATTTAACACTAATATGAAAGTGTCATTAGAAGAATATAACATAGTAGAAGATGCAGAAAATGGTTCAGATGTTAAAGTAACAATAAAGTTAAAACAATATAGAGATTACTCAACTAAAAAGTTAGTTCTTGTTCCTCCTAAAAATGAGACTGGTAGACCTAATGTAAAGATAGAGCCAAAACGAGTTGATTCAGTCAATGCCACAAACACTAAAACATATACAGTAAAAGCAGGGGATAGCCTTTGGTCAATTTGTCAGAAACAACTTGGTAATGGTTCATTATATAAGAAAGTATACGAATTAAATAAATCTATGATGGATAAGGCAAATAAGGGAAAAAAATTAAGTAAATACACCATCTATAAAGGGCAGGTGTTGAGGCTTGTCTGATGATTTAGTTCTGGCGAATGATAGAGATATAAGGCTAGTTATTGCACATTGGGAAGATTTCTACGAACCTGTAGTTTTGGATGGTATCACATGGGAAATAGAGAGACGAGGAACACCATCTAAACTTGAATTTACAATAGTCATGGATGATATACTACAATTCTGTGAAGGTAACTCTGTAAGGCTGTATTATAAAGGAATAGGTATATTTTATGGATATATATTTCAGAAGAAAAGAGATAAAGAAAATCACATTAAAATTGTTGCTTACGACCAGTTAAGATATTTTAAGAACAAAGATACTTATGTGTATAGCAATAAAACAGCAAGTGAACTTGTAAAAATGTTGGCTAAAGATTTTAATTTAAAATACAATGTCATAGAAGATACTAAGTATAAAATATCTAGAGTCGAAGAAAATAAAACACTTTTTGATATGATTTTAACTGCACTTGATGATACTTTAAGAGAGAAAAAAGAAATGTATGTTTTATATGATGATTTTGGAAGAATAACATTAAAGAATGTTGCTTCTATGAAACTTGATACGGTTATGAACAATGATGTAATTGAGGACTTTGACTACAATTCTTCTATTGATAGTGATACTTACACAAAGATTAAACTTGTGAGAGATAATGAAGAAACAGGAAAAAGAGATGTGTATATTGCTCAAGACTCAACGCATATGAGGAGTTGGGGAATACTTCAAATGTTTGATACAGTAGACAAAAACATGAGTGAAGCAGAAATAAAGCAAAAATGTGATATACTTCTAAAACTATATAATAAGAAAACTAAGTCATTAAGTTTAAAAAATGCACTTGGAGATATTAGAGTGAGAGCAGGTTGTTTAATACCTGTTTTTTTAGATTTAGGAGATATTGATTTACAAAATTATATGTTAGTTGAGAAAGTAAAGCACACATTTGAAAATAATTCGCACTTTATGGATTTGACTCTTGTTGATGGAGATGAATTTGCTTCTTATTCTTCAAGCTCGTATAGTAGTGGAAATACTAATAATAAAGATGAAAAGAAAAATGGTACAGCACAAAATACTACGAAAACAAATACAGGTAAAAAAGTTCCTGCTATATTTACTGCATATTATCCAAGGAACAATGCAATGGAAGGTGGAAAAACAGATTGCAATGGAAAGCCACTTGATGTAAAATCAAGAACTGTTGCTGGTCCAATGAATCGAGAAGGAGTTAAGAAAACTTGGTATACTGATGATTTTCTAAAGAAACATCCAGTTTTTGAATATGGAGATAAAGTAAAAATTATACTTCCTGGTACTGCCTATGACAACAAAGTATATACAGTTAAAGATAATGGAGGAAGAATATATGTTGAAACAAACGGAACATATCATATAGATATACTATTAGCTAATGCTAGTGAATGTAAAAAATTTGGTAGAAAGAATGGCTATATAATTATAGGTGGAGATGAAGAACAAACATATCAAGTTGAAGGTAATAACCAAAGTAATGCAAATAATTCTAAAACAGATAAACTAGTCAGTATAGCAAAAAGTAAACTGGGTTGTAAATATGTTAGAGGAGCAGAAGGTCCTAACACTTTTGATTGTTCTGGATTT